TTCTCTAAATTACTCAAAGGAACTATCATATATTGGTCTTGATAAATAATCTTTAAATTAGCTTTGCTGTTCCTAGCTGTTTTGACAAACTTATGTAGAACAGGTGCTAACCAGCCTTGATACAAAGTAGTTATTCTTTTGCTATGTTCTCTTAATACCATTTTTCTCTCCAATAAATTTCTTCATAATATAATTAAATATTTTTGGATAAGGTAAAGAACCCATACCAACTGCTTTCTCTACTTTATCTTTTGATTTGTTCAGCAACTCTTTATCTACTTCCATAGTTATTCGTTGCGACTCATAATCTCTAAGTTTATTTCCCATGTTTCATCTTCTCCATTACAATTTGTTTTAGTTTTTCTTTTTCTCTAAATATTATTTTGTAGTTAGCATGATCTTCTCTGCATAGAGGAATAAGATTTGATACTTCATTCTTGAGACTAGGCGAGGCTGATCTACTTTCAATGTGGTGTAAATCAACCGCAACCTTATTCTCACAATACCAGCACATAATCGTATCATATTCAGATAGACCATAATATTTTAGAAATATGCGTTTATATTTAACCAAGATGTTTTTTAAACGATCTTACAGCTTCAGCAGTTAAAGGTTCAACATCAGATATTGAAAATTTACCTGAACTCATACCTCTACCAACAACTCCTGTAACATAAATTCTTAAAGCATCTATATTGACATAAGAATTACCATTACCATTAGTTGAGACAGTTCTAACTTCAGTTTCTCTACTATAATCCTGATAATTAGATTGAGGCTCTTCCATATCCCCAACTTTTCTAATCTCAGTAATGTTTTTAAAATCTCCATTTTGAACAATATCATATTCAACTTCATCTCCTTGATGAAACTGAGTAAGATCGTGCATTGGTTTAAATGGCTTGTTTGAAAAATCCAAAGTAGATGAATAAAATTGACCATCAATTTTAATACTTGGATATTTATTTTTTGTTATTATTAATTCTACTGTTCCTCTCATTTTTTTCTCCTTATTTAATTATTGAATAGCCTCTACCAGCCATACAATTATTTATATAGTCTTTAGATGTTTCTAGCTTAGGACTCAACCATAAAACTCTCCATCTAAAATTATTGTAAATGACCCTTGTGGCATCTACAAAATCGTTTGTGTTATCATCAACTAATTGCTGACATGTAAACAAGTCGTCATGGTAGCGGTTCATATCGCCCTCAATATTAGCTTGAGATTTACCTCTGCTATCTACTAAAGGTTCATGATTTGCACAGCTAACCAAAAACAAAATAGTAGATAATAAAAATATTCTAATCATTTAAGTCTCTCCATAAAATATTTCCTTTTCCTGTTGAACATACGAAACATCTCATAGTTTCTTTCTCTCCAACATTTACATAAATAATTTACTAAAATTTTATAAGCCTCTGGGTAAGTATCTGCCAAAGGCTCTGTAAGTTTTAGTATTTTTTTCATAGAACCTCTTCATAATACAAATCATATTTCTCTTCTCCGTATTGTTCTATAAATTTTTGTCTTTCTTTTTCAGCTTTTTTTTGTTCTTTTCTTTCCTCTCTTTCTATTTTTTCATTTTCCTTATCACATTGTTTTTCATACAAAGTATCGTAAATTGCACCAGACCTAATACGACAATGGACTTTCTTTAAAAATTCTTTCTTTGGAAAATTTTTATCTTTTTTAATTAATAAATTTATAATTGTTTCAACAAATTCTGATTTAGGTGTTTCATAACCATCACAAACTGATGTCCACCACCTAAAATTAAATTCTCCATCTTCGTCTCTTTCAGATTTTATATCATTACATAAATCTATTAAAAATTTATATTCTTGTTTCATAGTTCCCTCGCATGATGAGTTAAGAAACCCTCTTGATATGCTTCAAACTCCATAATTTTAGATTTTGTACTATCTTTAAATTGTGTAGTAATTAACATACCTTTACTTTTATAATATTCTAATACTGCTTCTAATACTTGTTCAGCAGTTTTTTCTTCTTTGCTATGTTCTTCAATAACTTCCCAAATAGTTTTAGTCATTTTTTTCTCCAAGTTTTAGTTGTTGTAAAACCTCTTTCATATAAGAAGTTTTATTTAAGTGTCTCCAATTTTTAAGCATCTTCCTATAAGTTACTTTCCAATCTGAGATATTACATTTAGCATTATCAAATAAAGCAATATTACTTTTTAAATAATTATATTTTGTGTGTTCACTAGGATTTGGAATATAAGAATTTTGTATTTTATATTTCTTATGTTCTCCATTGTAGTGATAAACACAATGATAATACTTATGTGATTTTTTTACAAAGAATGGGTAAGTCCCACAATCAATTAATTTATACATTTTTTTCTCCTATAAATATTGTACCAATAAAAACATTGATACATTTGTAATAAAAAGTATTAGTGCTAATTCACTAGACATTATTGAGCCACCTTTAATTTTTTATTTCTAATTTTAAAAGCTATTTGATTTTCAATACTCAATCTTAATTTATCATAAGCCGCAATTCTTGTTTCAAGAATAGCTTGTCTATGATGCAAGTCTTTTATTTCTCCTAATAATAATTGGTAATGATGATCGTTAGCTAATTCTAATTCTAATTCTTTTTGTATATTCATAATTTTTTTCTCCATAATATAAATATACAGATAAACATTTATACAACATAGTCAACACATATATTCACATTATTTAACATTTAATTAATTATTTGCATATTTTCGCTATTTGTTCTATTTGTTATTAGAAGTATTTTTCATAAAATATTCCTTCCGAATGGCTGGTCGCTGTTTTTTTTAAATTTTTTTCTCCAAATTAAATTTCTTTAAGAATGACCAGCCTTTTGCTATATTTAGTATGTGAAAGAGTCCGACATACAAATAGAGGTAGTAGATTGGTTTAAATCTAAGCAATCAGAATACAGGTTCAGAATATTCTCTGTTCCTAATGAGGGTCAAAGAAAAGTGTGGTTTTTAAACAAATTAGTAAAAATGGGACTAAAATCTGGTGTTCCTGACCTAATACTTGAGTTTCCTAAGGGTCGTATGGTTTATCTTGAGATCAAAGCTGAAAAAGGAAAGTTATCAGAAACACAGCAAAATTGGTTAAAAGTCTCTAATGTCTTTAAAACACCCCACTACATCATAAAAGGCTCTGTAGAGGCAAATTTAAGCGTTTTAGAGGGGGTTCTGGGTTTGTTCCCTGATGCCAAGATCAAATCTGACAAAAATCCTTTACAACCCCAAGAGGAATAACATTTCTGTCTCCAAAACCACCATCTAGGCTGTAACTAGCAAAAGTATATAAATTGTTCTTATCTTTCTTAAAAATAAATGCGTAAGTAATAATCTCTACAGGTTTCATTTTAGTAAATTCTTCTATCGTTCCTATTGTACTATCGCCAATAATATCAAACCAACTGATTTTGTGTAAATAATAGCTTTTATTATCTAGGACTATTCTATTTTCGCTTTTTCTTTTTTCTTCTTTTTTTTGCACTTTTTCGTCTCTTACGCATAGGTCTTTTATCAATCAAAACTGCAAGTGTAGAAGTTGTAGTAATCCCACTCATTTCTTTTTTCTCTTCTTATGAGCTGAGTTTCTCATCAACCGCCCATCAGGCATATAATGAAACCCTTTAGGCGGCTTGCCATTATCTCTTTTTCTTTTTCTTCTTCTTCTTTTTCATAATGGCTTTTTGTAAGCCTTTTGGCAACTTTTTCTTTTGTCTAGCGGTCATACCGCCACCATAATGACTTGGCATAGCTATCTCCTAATGTAAAATATAATTATGTACTCCGATTGTTATTACCACAATAATAATCGCTTGAACCCACCATTTTAAAGATAAAAATGAGTCCCACCATTTTTCTATCTTTTGTTTCATCTTACCCCCTATTTTGTAAGTCCCTTAGCTTTTTCAAAACTTCTTAAACCCCCAAGACCTAACATTCCAAGTATTAAAGGCATAAGTTGACCAAGATCAAGGACAACCCAATCTACTTTAACTGAGAACATTTGTAAAATCATATCTAATATTGGTTGAAATAGATAAACATATCCTATGCTTAAACCAGAAATCCAACCTAAAAATGGTCTCCAGCCAGAAACAAATATTGACCTATGACCAGCTTCTACTTTGTTTATATCTAATTGTTTTTCTTTTAGTTTTGCATCTATCTCTTTCATTTGAAGTTTTAGCTTTTCTTTCTCTTCTCCTGAAAAATGCAAATCATCTATTACTGTTCCAACAGTTTTAAGTGTGTCTCCACCAAATATTTTACCTAGCACCATATATTTTTCCCTCTTCTTGTAATTGTTTACTTATTTTCATCATCTTAGTTCTAAGATCATCATGTTGATATTTTTTACGCATCTCATTCACATAAGTTTTCTCTTCAAAAGTCGTAATTCTTTTTTTACACTTTCTCAGGTCAATTCTCTCATTCTCTTCGCCAATCTCTCGGCTCTCGCTGGTGTATGTTTCTTTGCCCATAAACTATCTAACATTTCGTTTGCCGCACTATCATAATCTTTTTTGCGTAAGGCTTCAAACATTCTCTTAAATTTTAAGACCTTAGTTCTCCCAAGTTGATATAGCATTAACACTAATATTTCCTTAGCTTGGTCTACAATATCTAAATCTTTAGTAATAGTTTCCATATCCTGTAAACTTATTTTAAAGTCATACTCAAAAATTTTTTCTAATTCTTTATTATCGTAAACTTTTCCCTCAACAAAGTTATCTAATGGTTTAACTAAATGACCATAACCTATTGTGCCATAGCCTAAATGGTCAAAGTAAACTTTATTTGAATAACCTTCTTCTTGTTTTATTTCTTCTTTCATGGCTTCTAAATTCATCTTGTTCCTCCTATACCTAAATATATTTCTTCTTCTTCTTGTTTTAATTCATGCACTGCTTTTTTCAAATATACAGCCGCATCTAATAATTCTTCTATACTATTTTCTATCGCTTGTATCTTATTCATTCTGGCTGACTTCATAGTATTCTTGTATTTGATAATACCTCTATTTGACCTATCAGCTAGTTGGTTCATCAGTTCTGTTACTATTGGGTCTTTCGTCTTTTTTTCTTTCATACTTCTCCTTTAGTTCTAGCATAGATATAAAGTTATGTCCCTGAACATGACCATCAGCCAACAACAACTGACTTACTCCATAACTCCAACCATTTGCACTATTTTTAGCATAACTTTCAACATGACCATAGTCCATGCAAGTCCCTACATTCACAATCTTAACATAATTACCTCTACCCAGCTTTGAGGCTCTCCATGATCTTTCTCTATGGCTATGACCAAAAACTATATCATGCGTTGCACCATTTGAAACCTGACTTGCTTCAGCCATCTTTCCACCTATTTCTCTACCTATTTCATTAAGAGGAACATGAACAAAAGCTACTCCTTTTATGAAATAAAAATCTCCATATTGAGATATTCCCCAACCTTTTTCCATAAACATTCTTTCATATTGCTGAGAAAATGCACCTACAACTTCTTTATTTTCATTTTCATATCTATACAATCTTTGTTCATGGTTGCCTAATGTGTAATGTTTTATAGGTTTTACATCTCCCATACCCTCATACAATAATTCTAAAGCATCTCTTGTAGCATTAATGTCAGCTAGTATTGGCGGTTTCTTTTGACCTTTTACAGTATGGTTTTTATCAAATGTTGAGCAACTATCAAAACTACAAAAATCGCCTATACAAACAAGATGATCTGGCTTGTATTCTCTTATCTGTCTGCCAATCCAATAAAATCTCTCATGGTCTTGCTCAGGGGAAACATGAGCATCAGGTATAACAAAAACTTTTGTTGGGTCGCTAAAAGTGTTTTTTTGTGCTGGTATTCTTACAACAGGCTTTTTGTATTCCTCTATAATTATTTGAGGTTTTACTTCTTTATATCTTTCCCATTCTATTCTCCAATGAGAACTATCTAATGCTAGTTTTTCTATCTTATCTATTTTTCTTTGAAGAGTAGTTCTAGGGATTTTAGTTACTTCTTCTACTATTTTCTTTGCACCTTTAGGATTATGAGGTCCGCCTGTTCCTAATGGGGGATATCCCTTATCAAGAGCCTCATGTAGTTTTTCTTGGATAAGTTTGAGTTCGTCCCACTCTTTATCGTCCATCAGCCAAACATACGCAAAATCCACGCCACAAATTGCGTAGCTACCATAAACCCAATCGCCCATAAAATATAATTAAGTCGGTCTATGTCTCGTTGCATATGTTTTAAATGATTGTTTTCTAACAAATCAAGTTTGTTGTAAATGTGGAGGATATGCTCTTTAGTAGTTTTAGGTGTTAATTTGCTCATAGTCTTTCATGCACTTCATAAGTAAACCAATTTCTTTCTCTATTAAATCGTCATTAATAGCTTCAATTACATTATCAATAAAAATATCGCAAGATTTTAAATCGTCAAACTTCATAGGTAGTTTACCATCATACACGCAAAAGGGTGCAATAGAAATATTATAAATACAAACTATAGTATGAACAAACCACATTAACCTTGTCTATTATATTTTTTCCAAGACTTCAATTTATGTTTGTTTTTTGGTTTAGACCTTGATGAAGCACCAATACTTGTTCTTTTCTTTACTTTATCAAAGATAGATTTACCAGTATCTATTTTTTTAACCATTTAATTGACTTAATGGATTTTCTAATGCAAGTTTAATTCTTTTATCAATCTTTTCTTCTAACGCTTTCATTTCGTCTTTTAATTCATTAACAGTTTCTTTTAAATCTTTAGAGTTTTCTCTACCATCTTCTTTAACTCGTTGTTCAACATCTTCAACAATAGTTTCAATACGTCTAACATCTGCTTTAAGGTCATTTTTTAATTCTTTTGCTACACCAGCAACTAATTCTACTTCTTCTAATATCATAGTCATTTCAGATTGTAGCATCCCAGTTTCTTGCTGAATAAGGTCTAATCGTTTATCAAATCCACTTAAATCTGGTGCTACATAGCTGTTTATCTTCTTTTCCATGTCTAAATACCTAGAATAAATCTCAAAACCGCCCCATAATACGCCTACAAAACTACTTAAAACAGTAATTATAAGGAATATTTTACCTCCTCTAAACTTTATACCACCTACATCTATCTCTGTTGCCATTGACTCTCTATTAGTTCATTCATTAATCCGTCACTCCCTACAAACAAGAAATAACTTGCTAAATCATTATCATTGATCATTGTATCTGGCAAAGATTTATCTGTAAAAAATCCAACCCTATCAATTAACTGTTGTTGATCTGCAAAAAAACTTTTAGTATCGCCCAGCACTTGCATAACTATTAAGGTTTTAGTTTGAGAAACATCATCATATCTTTTTTTATCATCAATCTTTTTCATAATTTTTTTAACCGCTTTTTCTTTTGATGATTCTTGCTTTTCTTGTTCAGTTTTTTCTTGTTCCTTTTCTGTATCTTCTGTTTGTTCTGGTTCTTGTTTCTCAACTTCTTTTATCTCTATGTCGTTTTCTGTTTCGTTTTCTTCTGTTGTTGACTCCTCTTGTTGCTGTTCTGGTTCTGCTATATCTTCTTCTACCTCAACCTCTGATATTGTTTCTTCTATTGTAGCTTCAATTTCTGCTTCTATTTCTATTTCTGCAATTTCAATTTCAGCAATTTCAATTTCTATTTCTTCATATGTAGGTTCTTCTATTGGTGCAAAATCTATTCCTATGTCTGTTTCAACAGTAATATTAGAATCAAAAATATCTTCAACAACATCTATAATTTCTTCTGACGCATCAGTATTTAACAATACAAACATTTCAACACTTGTTATTGTTTGCGTGACAATGGTATTGATAACGTTATACAAAACGTTAACTGTGACATCATCAAATAAGGGGCCAACAGATAAATTAATATCTCTACCTCCTATTTCTATAATTACTGTTGTTAAATTTCCAGAAAAATCAAAACTACTTTCATATGTTTGAAATCCAGAAGCAGTTCCACTTGCACTTAAAATATCTGTTCCACTAAAAACTTCTGTTGATCCATCTTTCCCTGTAATGTGCATATACACAGAATCTTGTGCATCTTGTTTATCAACTTTAATTGAATAATTAGTTTCTCCACCATATTTTATATTTAAGTCAGAAATATCTACTGTTTGAATAAAAGTTGTACCAACATTTTCAACACCCATTGTTGACGTAAAACTAGAACCACCTGTTATTTCTGCACATTTATCTGTACCTAATTGATTACAATATTCGCCAGAAGGCATACTTGCTGGTCCTTGACCACCCCAATCAATATCCATATCTCCCTCTTTAGAAGATGTGACATATCCGTTTTCTCCGTCTAATATATCGCCAGAATTTTCATTTGTAATTGTAGTTGTGGTTGTTGTTGTTTCTGTAGTTGTCGTGGTTGTTATACCACCATTCTCAAATTCTATAGTTTCCGTTATTACTTCTTCAATAATTTCTTCTACTGTTGGCGTGCATAGACCTGTGGTATCAGTAGAACAATCAACAGCTTTACTAGAAAAGGATAGGAATACCGATCCACATAGCCATAGCGTAAAAAATAAATTTGGTAAATTCATCATTAGCTTCTTTTTCCTCTATTGTTATTTCTTTTCCTTCTAGCAAATTAGCTTTGATAATACTACCATCTGGGATCATTTCTGGATTTTCTAACCAACCTTTTTTTGCATCAACACCTATAGCTGAATCATAAGGACAATATGTTCCAGCTTGATACATACTATCCCAAGTTCTGCTATCTAAACACAAAACTGACACAGCCGCAACCTTCATACCCATAGAGAATAATCTGGACGAAATTTTTAATTTTGAACATAGAGGGTCTTCCTTCATAATTCCAGAAGCTATACCTAGTATATTTGTTTGAATTGCACCACTTGTTGCAACCATACAAACATCTGAATTATTAACAACAACACTTGGGGCAGAAGCTGTCGGAACGGATTTATCTATTACGGTTGAACTAACTGTATTTGTGTCAGCACTTTTTGTTTCTGTCGCAACTGCAATTATTGTAATTGTTGCAAGTAAAATAAATAGAGTTTTCATCTAGCAGTTGTAGGAACTCCGTCACTACCAACAAAAGGATGTTCTGCAAAAGCCATGTAGACGTATGTGCCACTGCTTGCGTTATAAGCCGCACCACTTGTTCTTATTTTATAGCCATTAGATAAAATATCTAATCTAACATTACTGGTAGCTTCAGCACCATTATTATTTGCTTCTAATTCTGCCGATATAACATTAGTAGAACCTCTAGTGCTATCAACAAGATACCATGAATTAGCGGCGTCTGTTCTTTTAATCATAATCCAAGCAGGTTTAAATCCTGTGTAAACAAATGGGCCATCTGCATTGCCATTACCAGTATACGAACCAAACTTACTGTATCCTTGTTTTTCAGTTAAGCAATATGATACATATTTATTAGTATTTTGATTTATAGCACCGCCAGCCGAAACAGAAAAAACACTAGATGTTGGTAAAGTATCATTATAAGATGAAGCATCAACTTTAGCGTCAGTTTGATCCATCCTTAATATAAATTCTGCACCAACTGATTGATGATGAACAACCCAATTTTCAAAAGCATCTCTGTCTTTTGTAATAATTACTTGTGGAGTATTACCTAATCCATGACCTATTGTTGCCGCACTTCCAGTACCCGTATATGTGACGATAGAAAATCCAGCAGTTGTATTAGCCTGTACTGTAGAAGTAATTGAACCATCTGTATTACTTGATGTAGTTCCACCATTAGCTATCCACTGCCAAGCTACATGAGTATCACTAGAACCATTATAATCTCCACTTGTTCCTAGAGTAAATCCATCTGTATTAAATGTTTTAACTGATTGTGCTTCTGTACTTTCTGCATCTGCTGTATCAGGTTTTAAATTTTTTGTGACTCCTCTTGTTGAGTCAAACATACCATGATTTGTTGCGGCATTTCTTTGTTTTATCCAAATCCAATCTGGTTTAAAATCCCCAGCGTTTGCATCATTTGTTACAGATAATTCTGAACCTGTACCAGTATATAATTGTATATGAAAATATGCTGATGGGTCATCTATTGCTGTATAAGCCATTATCCGTACTCCGCTAGGTTCTTGGTACATAGAGCATAATAGCCACTAGGTACTGCATATTCAAAGTTTCCATATCCGTTAGCGTCTGAATTACCACTTGATATTGTGAAAGGTGGGTTGCCATAATTGTGTTGCATTGTTGTAG